GACAAAACACTGAGGCAGATAGATGTTAAACTTAATAATAAGAGGAGTAAAAAACTATGAATGGTTACAAAGACTATATAGATACAGTTCTAAAGAATAAGTCGCTTACAGTATTCCTAGCGATTGTTGTAGTGGCTATGTTCTTTGGTTGGATTGGTGGCTAATAAAAAACAGACATCATCCAAGAACACTTGGGGTCTCGTCCGTATGGATGGGACTTCCAAGCTACAATGGGAGCTTAAAAAGAAGCAAAAAGCTGTCACCGGTGACAACATTAGTCCTAGATTGTGGAAGTCAGATTGGCGAAAATGAGCTATTTTACCCCTGCCCTTGGTATGGGTGACACAGAGAAGTCCTCGAGAATCGAAGATTTGGAGCTCGAATTTTAACTGAATTAGGAAATACAGTATGATTTATGAATATAAGTGCAAAAGTTGCGGTTTGGTCTTTACTGAGATGCGTCAGTTAAAAGACAGAAAAGAACCAATAGAATGTTATTCTTGTGGTGGTGAAGGTAAATTTGTAATAAGCACACCGACATTTCAGAGTAACAATGGTAAAGGTTGGGCGAAGAAGGGGGAATGGAAATGAATGAAAGAGAATTGATAAGCATTCTGAACTCTCTCGAAGAGTTTAACTTTACTGCTATGGACGACAAGTTCTCTCGATATGATGCTTTCGATACCGAGAATGGAATTATGTTGGAAATCAAGTGCAGGAATAAGCACTATGATGATACTCTTCTAGAAAAGATGAAGTATGAATGGAACAAGAAGTATGCGGAAGATAACCACTTAGACTTTCTGTATGCTGTCAGTATGCCGTACAAGAAGGGACACAAGATTTATCTGTTCGACCCAGTGAATCTAGAAGCTGTTGAGGATTATAACTTTAAATGGCACACTAGGAAGCTACCTGCGAACACAGAGTTTAAAGGTACTGAGTGGATAGATAAGGAAGTGGGATACTTAAATGTTGAGGATGCTATTTTGCACTTGGTAGAGAAGACTACTCATTAGAGACCAAAGCCATATTTATTTCCTGACCTGCGTATTGGGCTTTTTACTCCCATACTCTTAGCTTTAGTATTGACTGCTTTTGCTTGTTGTGCGTAACTTCTTTTTGGTTTCGTATAACCAGCAGGTCCTTGAGGTGTATTATACTTCGGTATATTAATTGGTTTTGTTACTGTAGGTTCAACTATAGGGTTTACTTCTTGTACATTCCCTTTAACCATCGGACCACCTAACGCATTAATATCAACTTTAGTAGGATTTAAAATATTATGAATATTACTACCAAAATCATAAAGGCTTTGAACAGCAGGTGCTTTACCACTTGCCATCATTCCGTGCATATTATCAACACCTTGTAAATAAGCGTTATTTCCCCAAGTACCATCAAATAATCCCTGAGCTTGTTGATATAAATGTCCTGCGACAAGTGCAGGAACACCACCAAGAGGTAAGCTATCTCCTGTAGCTAATTTTCCAAAATCCTTTCCTGACCTATAATGATAACCATCAACAGCGTCAGATTGTGGGACATACCCATCTAGACTTTCATCTCTATATCCTTTAAGACCACCACCATAATCCGTATTTTTATTCAAAACGTGTGCTCTAATGGCGTCTTCCGTTATGTTTCCTCCAGCTACTAAGCGTAAAGGAAATGCACGTCTAGAATTAAATAGACCTGTACTCTGTCCGTCAGGATTAAAAGGTGGGTTTAAATAAGGACTCTGAAATATATTCTCGTATGTTTGTCTATCGTCTATAGTTTGTAACTTATCCCAAGCGTTCTTTGCTATAGTTCCTGCGGATTGAGCGGCATCTATGAGAAAGTTATTAATAGCCATTCTGTTATCCCTCTACCAAACATATCCAGCTTTTATTTCCTCTATCCTTCTCTTAGTTGGGTCTTCATATTTTTCCCATATTGCATCTAAGCTACCTAGAGCATATCCAGTTCCTGTCATTCCCCATAGTGTATTTTGTATCCCTTCTATTTCAGTTCTAGAGTATCCTTTTTGCTTTAACCAAGATTTAGTTCCAGTATCTAATGTACCGCCCTTTCTTTGATATGCTTTAATCATAGCATTCTGAAAGAAAGGTAAATCTACAAGTTTGTTGACTAAACTGATTCCTGAGAGAGCACCTACTATTGGTCCTGCTTGTCTTAATTGTTGCGAAGCAGCACTTCTAGTTAAGTCTGTTCCTATGTTAGAACCAAGTCTAGCAATAGCCATATTCATAACAACACTGCTAGAACCACCTCTCTGTTTAGGAAGCTTTCTAGATAAGTTCATCAGAGATGACCAGAATGCCTTATCTTCTGGATATATAGTCCATAGAGTCTTTAATCCCTTCTTGTCATTTATTAATGTAATTAGATTTTTATAGTCACCATTCTGACCTCTTAAGAATCCACCTACAGCTGTTTGTACGTTTCGGTGTAAATTAATAGCGGTCTGCTCTTGACCAGTTCCTTTGAATGCACTAGAGTTAAGTGCCTTCTGAAATTTTCTAAAATTATGCCAAGAGAAATCACCTAAAACCATACTCTTTATTAATTTTCCAGCTGCATTTGGGTCTTCGGAGGCTGCAATAAGTTTCTTCCCTGTTTTTGATTTTAGTAAATTTTGAAACTCACCATAATTATCTTTCAGTAATTTAAATTGCTTTCCGTGCCCTTGATTATATGCTGCAATCTCTTCCATATCTTGAAGTTCTTTTCTAAAAGCGTAGAGAGTCTGTCTACTGGAATCAGATACCGGTTTCTTTCCAGCCATCTTACTAGGATTAGCTGTATGATATAATACTGATTTTAATTCTCTAAGTGCTGCTATAGGAGTTATCGTTTTCGCTTTTAATTTTGCCATCGTCTGTACAGCTTCTTTAGGTACTTCCATACCTACAGTGTTCTTCCACCTCTGAAAAACATTTAATACTCCAACTGGATTTATATTGTTTAGAGGTATTGCATCAAACGCATCATTGTAATACTGATGAGTCTTCTGTATACCAGAGTTTAGATTAGCTTGAAAATTAACAGCACCTACATCAGCATCAGCTCCGTGTTTTCCTATAACCTCCCCTGCTTTACGAGTCATCCCTCTAGCAGCAGCAGTTGCACTATATCCTCCAGAGAGAGTCTTTGCTAATGTACTCGCTGATTGTGCCATATGTGTCATTGGTCGTCCTACTTTTCCTGCAGCCCACCCAATAGGTTTACTAAGCACAGGTGAAGCAGCACCTATAGCAGTAGATGCAACACCTTGTACTACATCATACTCATCTCTAAGCCCTAAACCCATTTCCATATGTTGTCTTTCGACATCCGCAGTCATTCCATATAATGCACCAGTACCTGTAACTTTTACTTTAGACGATAGTGCATTTGTAAGAGCACCTCTAGTAACATTTTTACCTAACATACCCTTTGCAAGATTTGCTGCTGTGCCTATTCCTAGAGAAGCACCTACATCAATACCAACTCCTTTAGCAACACCTTTAAATTGCTCTTTAAAATCTCTAGAATAATCACCAGTAATAGGTGTGTTTATATAGGTCTTCCATCGGATTCCAGCATTCTTTTTTGTTTCCTCATCCATCCGAGTGTAGGCATCAATGACGCCCTCACCAGCGGCAAGTAGAGAACCATCTATAAGATTCCAATGTTCGAAGTCTTGTTCTATGAGGTCAGTAATTTTACCAGTATATTGCTCCCCGTGAGTTTTGAAATAATTATTAGTTAATGCTTTAGTGTACTGTCTATTATTTCTTAACTCTTGAAAATTATACTGTAAATCACCTTCTAATACTTCTTGAAAAGCCCTATACTTTGGTATGTCACCATTATTATATGCGTTAACCATACGACTCCGAATTTCTCTTCGGTACTTCTCTCTCGTATCGAAAATCTCTTGAGTTGTTTTTTCAGCCATATTATTTACTCAGTGAATTAATTAGTTCTTCATCAGACAGAGATGATAGGGCATCCACATCTACTTGTAGTTGTTCTTGGGTTTCATCTGAAGGGAGAGTATCAAGTGTAGCTTGTATCTCAACATCTGTAGGTAAGTGTAAGATGTTCTCAGGCTTATTAGCCCACTCTAAAAGATGTGCTGACCATTCTTCTAATAGAGGAACTTTACCTTCAGCCCTTTGTTCTGCTACCCATCTATTCTGTTCTGCTGCTTTCTTCCGTCTAAAATCAGCGTAAGCTTGAGCTGTCTGTAGCATCAATCTGTTACCTGCTTCAGTTCTATCCAGTCCCGGAGCAGAAGCTCTAAATGCTTCAAATTCTCTATCTGAAACAGCACCTTTAGTTTGTTCAATATATTTAAGAGCCTGTTCCATACCACCGGCAGCAAATAACTCCAGCTGACCTGCATTTTCAGTTGCAGACGGAATCCCTAGTGTAGCACCTATTTTATTTGCAAGTAGAACTGTTTCAGCATTCCAACCAGTATATATCTGAGGTAATATTTCTAATAGTTGCTCAAATCTTCCGCTATCTTCTAAAGATTTAGCACCTTCTTCTTGAACTGATACCAAATCATCCACAAGAGCTTCTGCCGAACCGCCTTCCCAAACATCTTGTCTCTTATAATCTTTCACTAATTCGTATGCGTTCTTCCTACAATCAGCATCATTATCTAAATCACAACCTAGTATTAATGCTGCAGTATTTAGAGATTTTCTGAATGTGCCCGGGTCATTAGAGGTAGCAGCTAATCTTGCAGCAGCCTGATTTTGTTCTAACATAGGCATTACTTGCTTTTGAAACTCTGCTGCCGCTTGAGGGTCTATTGCCATAATTCTATTAAAGGTATCAGATACAGACTCAACACTAGTCAAATCTACACCCTTCATAGCATTTAATATTTGATTTTCTTTAGAAGTAAATCCTTTACCTTCCATATATGGGTCTATTAAACCTGTGCCTATACCCCTGCCAACTCCTCGATACATATCTCCGAGTGTCTCCGGTGCACTGCCCATTCCTTGTCCGTCAAATAATCCCATTATTGTCTCCTAAAGTCTATTAAATACTGGATTGTAAGCATTATAAGGCTGATAGGAATCCTGTAATGCTAACTGTTTATAAGGGTCTTGATTAGAATATCCCATCATATGTTGACCTATAGCATAAGGCAGTTGTGCCTGTGCCATACCTGCTGCCTGTTGTGCACTCATTAGAGGTGAACCACCATATTGATATGCAGTTGCAGCGGTACTACCTAATCCTGTACCTATATTAGCTAAGTTCTGACCTATAGAGCCATATCCTTGCATCATCTGTTGAGCCTTGTTAGAACGATTTATATAACTATCAATATCTCTCTGTACTCCAGCTCTATTCTGTTCTAAAATATTATAATCTTCCATAGCACGGGCAGTATCAAAGTCACTAACAGCATCTGCTCCAAAAGAAGAAGTAAGAAGACCCTTCCTATTTAGTGTACCTAATAAATCTTGTCCTAACTTATTTCTCTTATCAGCCATAAATCCTATAGACTTACTAGCTCTCTCTTGTGCTGCAGCTTCAGGGTCTAGCATATACTCTTCAATCATCTTACGCTGTCTATAAGCGTCATTAAGATTAGCAGCAAAGAGTCCCATCATAGGAAGAGAAGGCATTATCTCATATCGCTGTTCTGCCTCATTCCATACAGCAGAACCCGTAGGGTCTATTGCAGTCTTAGGTTTAGCTGCCTCAATGAGTCCTTCTTTGTAATCTGAGGCTGCACTCGTCTGTGCGTCAGCTGCCTGATTAGCACCCCAGAGCTGTAATCCTAACCCTATTACAGTTGCAATATCCATTATCCTATCTCCTTAATTATATTCATCTTAAAGCCCGAATCCATATCTATTTCCTGACCTTCTGACTGGTGCTCCAGCCTTTTTGAGTTGTTCGTATTGTTGTACATATTTATTTGGTCGTACATAACCTGTATCATAACTTTGTGCTTTAGCTTGTTTTGCTTTTTCTGCAGCCTCTGCTGCTGCTTTAGCCGCTGCTTCTGCTGCTTTAGCATCTGCTATTCTCTTCTGTTCTGCTTCATAAGCCTCAGCATCTGCTTTACTTTTAGCTGCAGCTGCCAACATCTCTCTCTGTGAATTTAAGTAAGCATCAGAATCACCACCACTAAATATATTTATCAACTCATCAGGCATAGGCTTAGTCATACCATCCGATGATATTGCAAAAAGAGTTGGTTGATGTAAAGGAACTTCATCCATACTCAATAAACCTTGGTCTACAAATTCTGCAATAAAGGGATTGTTGTCAATAGTCTGTTGCCTGAGATTATTACTAATCTGTTCTGATTCCCATCTAGCATTTATTTTACCATCCGTTAACGCATATCTTCTCTGTTCTGCTTCATCTCTCTTTAACTGTTCTTCAGCACTGAATGGTCCAAGAATAGTAAGCTGGTCTGCATTAACTGAACTAGCATCAACTGCACCAGCAGGTATAAACCTAGAATCTGCTGAATAATCCGATATAAAAGGTACATCAAGATTTTTTGGTGTGAATATATTCTTATCAATATTAGATTCAGGCGTTGGTTGGATAACACTGGAAGTAACTGGATTTACTTCGCCCATATAATGAGGACCCCGTCCTGAGAAATAGTCTCCAAAGAAAATATTCCTCCTATTCTGCAAGTCTAAATCTTGTTGCTCTAACATCAAATCTTGTGCTGCTTTTTCTTCTGCAGTTAACATACCGGTTTCAATTATAGTACCATTGTTAGTTGTCAGAATACCATCATCTTTTACTGTATAATCATTACCACCTTGGTCATTAGCAGTTATATTAAACATCTGCCTAGCTTTAAAATAATCTTGTATATCATTTCCTATACCAGACCAAGCACCAAGCTTCTGTCTATCACCTAAAATAACATTACCATCAGCTGTAGTACGTCCCGGATAATCTAAATCAGACTGACCCGGTTTTTTACCTTTCCCTTCCCAAGCACCTGTACCAGCTCTCCAGTGCATATGGTCTTTTCTATAAGCTGATTGTTTATCACCAGCAGCAAACGCTGTCTCAGCATCATCATATAAACCAAAATACTTTATGGTTTCAGCGTGTGTTAAATCTTTACCTCCCGGTCCAGTCCCGCCGGGTCTTGGTACTATAGATGGGTCAGCTTGTGTACTAGTTGGCATATTACTTGTTAGAGAATTGTTAACAATAGAATTGTTAGTATTATAATTCATCCACCAAGGTTGCTGATTAGTATTATACTGAGACGGATAACTCATCTGTCCAAATATATTAGGATTATAGAAACCTCCGTCTTGGGCTTGATAAGGATTATTACCAAACATACTGGTAGTAGGTGCTTGGTAATATGCAGGTGCTCCCCAAACTGAGTTTAAATTGTTAGTTTTATTACCACCAGTCATCTGCCAATTACTATTAGGCGGTTGATAGCCTGTGTTTGGAGCATCCCAAGTTTGACCTGTTACTGTATTAGTCCAAGGTACTATCATATTACCACCTGCTTGACCACCAGTAAAACCATACGGATTGTTCGTACTACCACCAACAGTAGGTAAGTTGAACATATTTGCTATATTCCAATCTGTATTAAACCAAGCCATAGGTTATCCGTTTAAGTTAAATTCTGTGCTATATTGCAATACATCTTAGTGCCATCTGAGACACATCTAACTAAATCTACCTTACCACTTCCTGATGTTATAGTAGGGTCATTACCTCCAATAAATGAAAAATCACTACTGAAAGTAATATCATAAGCTCCTGTATTCTTTACTAAGAAGGTAGCCTCAACACCTGATGTCATATTAGATACATCAAGCTGATAATTTCCTTGTACGCTAACTATAAATACATTAGCATTAAGTAAATTAGCTGTTTGAGCAGAAGCTAATGTTATAGTCTCAGAAGCCGTAGGATGAGCTTTAGTGAATGTTTGTGGCGAAGCTAGGGTAACTATTTCCTCACCACCTACAGTTCCTGTAGTAGCCGTTAGAGCATTACAAGTAAAATTCTCTGAAGCATCTCCGTTTGTATCTGCCTTAGAATTAACAGCAGTACGAACTGCAGAGAACTCCGTATTGAAGTCTGCTCCACTAACTACTTTTCCGGCATCTGTGTCTGCTAAGGCATCTTTTCCAGACCAACCTACCGCTATTGTATAATTACTCATAATGTTTTACCTTGTTTAAATAATAATGATAATGATTGTAATGACGCTTTGTAACCTTTTGTCACTCCATCCCACTCTAGTCTCAGGTACTTAGCCGTTCCTGACAACGGAATTGAATGTTCTTTCCATCCGTGTATTGGAGCATACTTAGATGAAGCTGGATGTGTAGCTGCAACGTGTGTATGTGTAGCTGTAGTAGCTCCATATAAAGCATCTGATGCTCCCCAGTATGAAGGGTCTCCACTTAACGCAGGATTCAATTTAAAAGTTGGTGTAATTTTAGGTTCAACTTCAAAATCCTTGTACACTCTAACACCTACATCTGTCCCTTGACCTCCTGCTACAACCATAACTAATCTCTTTAGTATAGATGATTGAACCCCTTGTCCTAAATCTAACCAGACTGTAGCAAAAGAACTCGTATAGTTATTATAGGTATATACACTAGAACCACTATAATCTACATCATAATAACCTTCATAAGTAGCCACTCTTCCTGACTGTTGTCCTACCAGTAAACCATAAGTAGAAGTATAAGCCATACTCGCAGGTTCTCTATCATCTGTAAAAAGCCATTTACTTATTCTTGGTGTTTCCTTTTCTGTTTTATATGTAGTATCAAAAACATAAGTAACATTTCTATCAACAAAAGATATTATGTATAAACCCTCATTCTGCATAAATACTGATTTAACATTCTTACTAGCATTTATGTTAGAAATAAGCTCATCTTTAATAGTTATAGATTTCTCTGTAAGAGGTAACTTATCTAATTGTGTAGTTCTAAAAAGAGACCTAACACCTGTATCAGATAAGAAATATAAATCATCACCTACAGATTGAATTGAATCTCTTGAAACACATCCAATTCCTCTTATAACTTCATCTAGAGCTATACTTGCTATTGCATCAGGACTATTGTATATAGCTATATTCTGCTCACCAAAAATTACTATCTTTCCTGCAAAAGAATGTATGGCTACTATCTTATCTTGTCCCCATACAGACTTTAAATCTATATAACCACCGGTATCTGCAGTAGCCCATTTATGAGCATCTAATAACTTAGAATAATATAGAACATCATTCTCTTCAGATATTCCTCCAGCCCACATCCTACCATAGAAACCTAACATACAACTAGGGTCAAATGTAGTCACTCCGGGCGGTGCTGTATATGACGCTACATCTTTTAACTTAGCCCAACTACTAGAATGATAATCTAAAGGGTCTTCACCATCCTGACAAGCAAATAATTCATTGTTAAAGTTTGAAAACTGCCAATCAGAACCAGAAGCTCCTGTAGCAAAAACATTTATCCACGCATTATCTTTATCAGTTAAATCGACTTCATACATATTAGTGCTCGTAGCACCAAATATCTTATAAGCTGAACCAGTATAATGTTCTACCAGAGCTCCTACTTTAGCACCACCATTAAGAGTCTTTTGTTTTAAACCCTTACGAAATGCAACTTTACCACCTTCTGTATAGACGATATTATCTGCTTTAGTGAACCAATTAGGGCTCAATGCAGTAGCAGTGCTCTGTGTATCTATACCATCAATACCAATAGTATCTAATGGTATAGCCTGTATTGGTTTAGCCTCTAATCCCATTTATACTCTAACCCAATCTCTCTCATATTCCATATTTCCAGCATCTAACTGTATTGCCATATTCAGAGAATCTCTAGCTTCTGCAGCAACAGCACTAGAAATACTACCACCATCTTCACCTCTCTCTGAGACAGCTCTAGCCCACGCACCTAAAATAACTGGTTGAGAGGGCAACCTCAATACTTGTGCAGCCGTAGTTAATTCTTTTTGAGCACCAACTATATTAACTGAGATAGTTTGGGTAGAATCAGGAACAGGGTAAAAATCAATATTAAAATCAGGCTCTCTTCCTGCTGCTGCTTGTGAGATACCATTAAAAGCATAATATGTAGGTTTTCCAGTAGATACACTTGTAAGTGGAAATACTTGTTCATTAATCCAGTCATTGGTTACTTGAGTTAATACTTGTCCAGTATCTTGACATATAACATCTAAAACTTTAAAAGTAACTCCAGCTCCTCTCGTTGCATCACCTAATGTATATTGCATATTTCCAGATGATGTCTTAACATTAAAAGTTTCTCTCAGTGCGTTCCAATCGTGATAAGACTCTACATTCTTTTTAGAATCATTAACAAGCTCACCAATTAATTTTTGATAGTCTGTTACAGCCACAGAATCATATAAATCGCCAGACCAATCTGAACTTATAGTTTCTTCTCTGAGTCTCCTTAGTACACTATTAATAATCTCTCTATATGTCATATTATCTTCCCTTAGCTAATTGAGCACCAAAATAAAACTCTATAATCATTGTTGCCCACCGAAAAATTTCATCCATCTTGAGTAAACCTTCTACAGTTGCGTATTCTATAGTATCCGGTGT